CTTGCGAGGGACTGTAAAGTTTATGGGGATATGGACGGATCACTGGTTTTTCATGAAGTTCAACAGGAGATTGACATGGAAGATTTTTTGATGATGTTTCCAGAAACCGCCAAGATGTCAGTGGTTCAGGAAGACCTTGAAGGCATGTTGTGTTTTTCAAGGCGAAGTATTGAGTATCCATTTCCATACGAGTTGTTCGTCCCGGGGGACTATAATTTTTTGTGATCATAAGTCAGGGAGAAATGCGAAAATTGCTGTCATCGACGAACGAGTTGGTGAATGACGACTCGGGATATGCACTATTGTCCCTGTTTGCTGCTAATTTGGCTACAACAGCTGGATATCTGTTTAGACCAAAGGATTGGGTTATACCAAAACCTGCCGTTGTAACCAATGTCTTATTTTGTCTTTTCCTTTTCTTGAATGCGCTAGGGCTGATGGGGTCGGGGTTCAAGATGCTGGGAAAGGACAGTTCCGAAAAGTTATTTGACGTTTCGGATAATCCGGTCAGCGATTTGATGATCGGTATTCTGGCCACCGTGTTGGTTCAGTCTTCATCCACGACCACCTCAATCATCGTGGGCATGGTGGGTGCCAATGAGTTGTCTGTGACCAACGCCATCTACATGATCATGGGCGCCAACATAGGCACTTCGGTCACAAACACAATTGTTTCGCTGGCTCACATGACCGACGGAGATGAGTATGAACGCGCGTTTTCTGCCGCGACCATTCATGACCTTTTCAACTACCTTTCGGTGTTGGTACTCTTTCCCCTCGAGTGGGCGGCTCATCCACTCGAACTCATGACCGCAGAGATGGTCAGAGACGTTGTGGAGTGTACTGGTGACTGTGAAGAATGGGAAGGTCCCATCAAGAAATACATCACACCATTCTCGAAGGGTCTCATGGGCGTCTTTGAGGACGAGTGGGGAATGAACGAGAATGCCGTCGGATGGTTGAGCATCGGTCTCTCGTTGATTATGACCTTCAATGTCCTTTTCATGATTTCCAAGAGCATGTCTTATGTGATGGAAGGAAAACCCACGGAACTCTTACAAAAGTCTTTGGATTTAAACAACTACCTGACCATACTGATGGGTCTTGGTTTCACCATCTTGGTTCAGTCCTCGTCTATCACCACCTCAGTGCTCACCCCGTTGTGCGCCACGGGCATGGTGAAGTTGGAACAGATGTTTCCGTTGACCGTGGGTGCCAATCTTGGGACAACCGTAACGGGTCTGCTTGCCTCCACCACGGCAGCCTCTAACGCCAAGTCGGCTCTTCAGGTTGCCTTATGTCACACATTCTTCAACGTGTTCGGAACGATCATCTGGTATGTTCAACCTACATTAAGAGATGTTCCCATCTGGGGAGCCAAGAAGCTGGGAGAACTCGCCAAGGAATACAAATATTTCCCGATCGCCTACGTGGGCACGGCATTTGTCGGTCTCCCGTTGGCTGTCTACGGAATCAGCATGTCGTTTTAAAGAAAAATATCTAAAAATATCTAGATGGAAACGCGCCAATTTCTCAAAGTTCATTACGATGCTTTTCACCTGTCCCTCAAACAGGAGTGTGAAAAACATGGTATCGAAATAAAGTTCCGCGAAGACTTTTCGGGGGACATAGAGCAGGTGAATCATATCGAGGGGTGGTGCCCCGATTTTCACGGTAAGATCTTTGAGAGTGGGCGTTTCCGTCTCGTGACCGAATATGGATGGCGAAAATCAGATTTCCCATTGGAAGCGGAAATCAAGGGGGTGATCCGAGCGGGCTATCAGTCGTGGCCCTTTATGTATAAATACGCAGACTATCTAGAACCTTTATTTGAAACGAATGCCCCTTTGATGACTAATATAAAAAGTGACTTTGTGATCTTTTTAAAGAAATTGGTCTACGAGTAATAAATGTCCGGAACCTTGTTCAATCTGTGGGTGGTCCCGACCCGGCACAAAGAACTTTCGCAGCGATACAATACTACGATGCCGATGCACGTCCCTATTTCGAGAGGACTCACCGAAGATAAGGTGGAATCACTGACATTAATGGTTCCGAGAAGAACCGTCATAAGAGACTGTGGGAATAAGGTAAAGATGATGATGAATATGGACCATGAGTACGCACTTGGCTATGACTGCAAGGTATTTGATTATCGGTCTGTATTGGTGATGTATGAAATTATGGGAGAAGTAGCGCCTTCCGACATATCCACAATGTTTCCTGAAATGTCGCCCGTCGAGGAAGAGTTGGAGGCCATGTTATGTTTGTCGACGAGGTCATTGGAATATCCTTTTGGTTGGGAAATTATAGAATTGTAGAGTAGAGACCATCAATATAGTAAACCTTTTTGAACCCGAATGACGCAATCTTTCCGGCTCCGGCACGAGCGCGCTGCCCACTATTGCAATAGACCACGATACCATCGTCCTTTTTGAACCCCTTTAATCGATCTTGAGAGATCACATTAACGGGCATGTGAACCGCACCGGGATAGTGTCCAAAGTCCCACTCGAACTTGCTTCGGACATCCACGACGTGCTTGATTTCACCGGACTTGATCATCTTCTTTGCTCTGGCTGCGCTGATGAGTTGTGTGCCAGACAACGAATAGTACCGAAGTGCCGCGAAACCAGTATAGACAGCGCCTGCAATGCCAGTCCACAAGTAGAACGTCGCGTCATTCATCTTTTATTTTATAGGTCATTTTAATTATAGACAATGTGGAAGTACGCCAGAAGTTCATTCGGCTACATAGCTTCCGGGATCGCCAGTGGAACCGCGGCTGCCGTGTTTCTCTCGTGGGTTCCTTCGTTTCAGGCCAAGTTGGTGCACGCACTTATTCAGGAACCTTCGTTTCCGATGGAGATCCTTACATCATTTCTGGTCTACAAGGTCGTCGGAAATGTGTTCACCGGAATCCGTGTGGGCTTGGTTTCCTATGCCATCGCACTCACCACACAAGAAGCCAAGTCGACCGCGATCATGAAAACCTACCTGATGCCATATGATTATTTTATCAAAAATTCATTTCACGATACAATCGAATTGGTGAACAACGACGTCGAGACCGTGGTCGAAAGTTTCACAGCACTGACCAACTACACCATCCGCGCCTCACTTCAATTCATGGTGACTGTGTATCTATTATGGCAAAAATCGCCCGAACTTACATTGGTTTGTATCGGGTGTGCTTTGGGCCACGTGGGGATTCAGCAGGGATTTACAAATATGTTCTACGTTCCTAGCATTAAACCAATAGGTGAACACAAACAAAGACAAAACGAGTTGATACGCGACTACTATGAGAAGATGGAGATTTACCGGACGCATCACAGGGAAGATTGGGTTGTCAGTGAGTGGGTGCATCACCAAGAAGAAATCATGAAACACCGAAAGAAAGAATCATACACGTTCGGAACCATGGTGGCGCTCAATTTCACCACAGCCTCACTGATGATGGGACTCATTATAGGGTTTTTTCAACATGATAATCGTGATACTGTTCATGAATTTGTCGTGTATGTACTTTCCATCTTTCAGCTGTTCGAGCAGTCTGTGGATGTTCTCAAGGATGTTAAGAGTAAGGAAGCCAAGCGCGAGAAGGTATATGAATTTCTCGACACGCCGGTCAGAGACGATTGGGGGTTTTTAATAAACGAAAAGCCGGACATATACATCAAAAACGTCTCATTCGGGTATCACGAGGACACCAAGATCATATCTGATTTCAGCATGAAAATACCCTACGGAAAGCACGTGGGATTTCATGGAATGTCCGGTGCCGGAAAGAGCACATTGATAAAACTACTAATGGGTCTGTACAAGCCATGGGAGGGTGAAATAACCTGGCATGACGTTGGTCTCAGGGATCACGACCGCGAGTGGTTTTACAAATATGGAATCGCCTACGTTCCGCAGGAGCCACTGCTTTTCAATGACGAACCCATTGTGGATCACTACATCACAACGGACATCCCGAGATCCGGTCCCATGTCGGGTGGACAAAAGCAGAGGGCGGCACTGGCCTACGCGATCTCGAGGGAACCCCTGGTGCTGTTCTTGGACGAACCGACTTGCCACCAAGATCAAGAAAATACTGACAAGATCGTAGACATGTTAAAGAACTTTAGGGGAACAATCATTGCCATAAGTCACGATCGCACCTTCTTAAACAGATTCTGCGATATTACAAAACAGATAAAACGATGAACATCTTGATTACGGGCGGTGCCGGATTTATAGGAAGTCATGTCACAAGACATCTTGTGAAGACCTATCCAGACTATAACTTTGTGGTGCTGGACAAGTTGGACTACTGCGCGAGCATGCACAATCTTGTGGAAGTCATGGAATGTCGTAACTTCAAATTTCTCATGGGGGACATCACCAACGTCGACTTTGTGAACTACATCATGGAAAATGACAATATCAATGTGGTGATGCACTTTGCCGCTCAGACTCACGTGGACAATAGTTTCGGCAACAGTTTCGCTTTCACTCACAACAACATCTATGGAACCCATGTCCTTCTGGAGAGTGCCAAGAACAATCCGAACCTGAAGCGGTTCATCCATGTGAGTACAGATGAAGTCTATGGAGAAACCCCTATGGGCGCAGAGAGTGGCTACACCGAGGGTCAAATCCTGAACCCAACAAATCCTTACAGTGCCACCAAGGCTGCTGCCGAGATGCTCGTCACTGCATACGCTCACAGTTACAAGCTGCCGGTCATCATCACCCGTGGAAACAATGTATACGGTCCGGGTCAGTTTCCGGAGAAGTTGATTCCCAAGTTTTGCATGCGAGCCATGAAGGGAGAAAGGTTACCCGTCCATGGTGAAGGCAAGGCAGTGAGATCCTACCTCTACATCGACGATGTGGTAGAAGCCTTCGATATTATCTTGCACATGGGCAAGGTGGGTGATACCTACAACATCGGAACCAAAAAGGAGCGGTCGGTGATGGACGTCGCCGAGGAAATTTGCAATGTCTTTGGACTGAATAAAGAAGAGACCATCCAGTTCGTGGAAGATCGTCCCTTCAATGATTGTCGCTACTTCATCGAGGATGCCAAGTTGGCTGCTCTCGGTTGGACTGAAAAAACTACTTGGACGGAGGGGATCAAGAAGACCCTCGCATTCTACCGCGATGCTTCTAGTATCTGGTGGAAGAAATCTTTGGTCAATACCGCCTTAGACCTTTAAAAGCCCAGCCTCGATGGCAAGCAGGCGGTCGGGACCCCGTGACGTCGGTCCGCCCATCAGGAACGAGTGAACTCTGGCGTAACCCCACTGCTGAGGCGTGGCTCCGGGGCGATGTCCCGTCCTCCAGGCAGCCAGACCCTTATCATAGACCTGCTTGATGATGTCCAGTGGAACTCCTGTGACCTTGGCTTTGTTCTCCAGCGAATAGGCACCAGGATAAGCCTTGTAAAACTTCTTTGTCCACGTGGACGTTTTGGTCTCCATGCCAATGTCCGTCTTGAATGGCGCATAGGTCTTCTTTTCAATCTTCTTAAAACGGGTCACAACATCCTCTTTGGTCTTTAACCCACGGAAATATTTGAGGGGTGTATAGATCTTCTTATCCCCTTTAACCTCCTTTAATACTTTGGTGATCTCCTTGTCAGATAACATCCCTACTATACGTTGCGATTTTATCCAGCAAATGTTTTACTTCTTAGTTGTTAGTAACTCGTGATGAGTGAGTGTGGTGCACTGACCCGGGCAGGGACGCCTTGCCGAAGAAGAAAGGCACAGGGGCATGAACGCTGTTCAGCGCACGCAGATATGTCAGAATGTGCCATATGTCTGAACAATATCACGTCAAGAAGCGAGCGAAGTGCACGAACCCTGCCATGCAATCACAAATTTCACACAGCGTGCATCAATCGCTGGAAGCGCCAAGGTAACTACACATGTCCGGTGTGTCGCAGGGACTTTGATATTCCAGAGTATAACATCACGGTCATTATCGAAGCACGAAGTACTAGGGAAAGGATGGTCACGACCAATCTTCGGAGCAGTCAGTTGGTGGGAAGAAATCTCGCCGAGACCTTTGATCTCCCCAGGGACAATGAAATTGAGTACATGACCGAAATAGTAGTCGATGCCGAAAACATGGAAGAACTTAGATCTGCGCTTATGAACGATCTTGGAATTGACCTCAACGAAATAAATATGAATATAGATAGTAGTAATGGGTCCGAAACTTCTCCCTAGGTCCGGCTACGAGCCCAAATACAGAGGCGAGGAGTGGTCAAGGGACGCTATGGTTCAAGCCACACACAATTGTTATTCCTATTTTCTGGACGATCTTCGTGTGTATCCACGTGCCGGTAAGCCACAGCCCGGACTGTATGCGATGGGAGCGGGGTACAACAATGCGGTGACATGCGAGTCCGTGAAGAGGCGCGTGCTCGCGGACAACCCAAGGCATGTCATCACGTGGTCCCTGGAAAAGGCCAAGGACAAGTGTCCAAAAGGACACTACAAGGGATTTTTGGCAGTGAACAGTTGGGGTCAGGACTACCACTTCTATCGCCAAGATTCTGATGGAACTTGGTCGCACAAACCTGGTGGAACGGCGGTGTCCAGAACGGACGCGAGTAGGAAGCGCATCTATAACCCAGTGACCGCGGATCGCATGTACGGCAAACGGGGTGGCATCGACTATGACAAGCCGTGTACCTTTTTCTGTGTGAGAAAGTCACTCAAGACCGTGAGTTCAGGAAACTTCCTGACTCCGACGTCCGTCCTCAAGAATCCAAGAAAAAACCTCAACAAGTAATAGTATGATTAACTTGACCCCATTGAATGGCGTTGATCAGGACCCCATCCCGTCCGCGGACGTGCGAACGAGTATGATCACTTCCATGCACAAGACCACGACTCCTTTGAACGCTGCCTTCTTTCAGCAGGCGAACCTGGAACGCATCCAGGCGATGCTCCGGAAGCAGTTCAGAGACGAGACAGGTCTTTCCATCGATCGACAGAATCCCCGCGATGTGATGACCTTCATGCGCTACGTCTATATCAACAACGCGATGAACCCCTATGGGAACATCGAGTCTCAGATGACTCGCATGAACCAACAGGTGATCGATAAGATGCTTCCTCAGGTTCGCGAGGGCGTCTCGTCATACATTCTCTACGTCCGTGACGCTTCGACCAATTACGTACCTAACCCTTTGCCCGTCAACACCACACTGGCAGGTAAAAGTCTTCCGATCAACAATCGCATCGGGATGGGAGGCATGTATTAAATATTTGTCACCAAAGACTACTTAGTATGATCATAGGATGGAAAAGACATTTCCTAACACAAGTTTCTCAAGAAAGACCTTGCATAATCGTTCTTGACGAACTCCCAGAAAAGAAAGAAATACAAAAATGCAATAACCGAAAAGTTTGCAAAGCTATATGCTTGGATGGTAATCCGTGCAAACACAAACCACAGACCGGTCTCGAATTTTGCAAAAGACATTTAAAGATTTACGACCCATAAAAGATAAATATGTTCTTGGATATACAACTTGGCGACGGTGTCATTCTCGCAGAATTGATCCAGGAGAAGGAAAATTCAGTGTTAGTTTCTTGTCTAGAAGAAACGGATAATGAAGGTCATTACTCGTTTAGAAGTCCCGTCTGGATAAGCAAGGAACATATAGTACGTCTTTATTCTATTTTTAGGGACATTGATAGATTAGGATATGAAGAGGTAGGTGATAACCTTTACATATCAGTTGACGCGTCAGATAAAGATTTTGTCCCTTCATCTTCTGATGATGAAGAGGATGAAGAAGACGACAATATTTCACTTTGTTCCGACGATTCTTTAAACTAACCGGCCTACGTTGTTATGGTATTACAAAAAGTGGTTGGAGGTGCACGAGAAAAGGTAGTTGCAACACGAGCATGATGGGATTTCCGGTTGTGTTTTGTCGCTCGCACAACAATATGTCCCAATTGAAATTTTACATGCCATGGTTGATAAGAGGTTACGTTCATACACATTATGATCGTGACGTATTTCTGTGGCATAGGGTAAAAATGTTCATTCGCATCTTGTTTCTTGAACTCCAGCCAGCCATAACAAACGTAGGCGATGTCGTAAAAACATTCTTTGATAGAATAAGATTTCCAAAAATGAAAAAGAAGATGTGCGTGGTGTGCTACGAAAACAAGAGACCTGTGAAGATAAATTGTAAGCACAACATCTGTGTCTCTTGTTTAAATAACATCGTGTATCTAAACAGTAACTACGCTTTCAAATGCCCAATGTGTTCGAAAGTTTTACTTGGGGAAATATAGATGATATTTCTGAAGTCTCGAATAAATTCTCTCTTTTTTCGTATTTTGTAGTTTCGTAAGGTGGATTTGCTGGTGTACTTCTTAAAAAGGGGTATGGCTTGTGAACCATTTTTGGTTGAACAAATATTTTTCTCCTTATTCGTTCTTCCAAAGGTATTTCTCTTAGTTGTTCAATTGCTGCTTCAGCTTCTTTTCTTATCTGTTTAATTTTCGCAATTTCTTCTGACTGTTGTTCAATACGTTCTTGCGTCTCTGCCCGTGTCTCTTCCATCACTCTCGCCCGTTCCTCTTCTTTTGCTCTCGCTTTTGCTTTCGCTTCCTCTTGTGCTTCTGACTCCGCCTTCATCTTTGCTTCCACTTGTGCTTTCGCCTTGGCTTCTGCCTCCGCCCTCACCTTCGCTTCTGCCTCCGCCTTCGCCTTTGCTTCTGCCTCGGCTTGTGCCTTTTTGCGAGCAGCAGTCTTTTCGCGTCTCTCTCTTTTCAGTCTTGATGTGACGGATTCTCTCTTTGAATGTTTTTCTATCAATCGTGCCGTGGATTCTTCAAACTTTCGTTTTCTTTCTTCCTTTTCGCGCTTTAAATCTTCTTCCATTTTTTTCATCAATTCATCGTCCTTTCTCAATTTTTCTCTCATTTCTGCCGTCGAATCTCTTATTTGTTGTAGCGGAGACGACGTGTTAACTCCCCATTGTTGTGCTAATTTTATCAATTGTTCGTCATTTAAATTATATGCTTGAAAAAACCCTCTGTCCGATAATTCTAGTTTGATCCTTTTTATATTAGAGGGTCCTTCTATAAGGATTCCTTCGTCGATAGTCAGAGGTTTATCGGGGTTTATGTTTTGTTCTCTCCTCCTTTTTCTGATTATTTCCATTCCTGCCGATTTTTGCAGAGATTCTAGTATTGGTTTTGCTGGAGCTTCCGCCTCTTTAACGTCCTTTTCGAGTTGGAGTCTTGTGTATTGTGACAAAAGTGTGGGTCCAGCATTTTCAATCTGTTTTTCTAAATCCTCAAGTGTAAGGTGTTCACGTCGTAAAAATAGTATACCCACCAAGATGATTATGATGATGAATATTATTAAATACATCCTGATATTAATGAACAAAATGTTCTACACTAAACTTTGGACGAACCAAACTTTTCACTTTGTCTTTCACACCACCGAGGTGCCTCACATGGACTGGGTGGCGTTCAAAGAAGATGTCAGAAGTTGTTTCAAGAAGGATCAGTTTAATTTTCTTTTTGACTTCTCTGACGTCAAGGTGGTCCAAGTCGCTACAATTCCACGACTCATATGGGAGTTCAGTTCCTTGATGCGTGAGTTGAAACCCAAGACCGAGAAGCAGGTCATCCGTTCGGCGATCGTGACAAACCCGACATTCTTCACGTTCAAGTTTATCGAGAGCATCATATGGATGTACAGGAATGTGAGACCCATCAGCGTCGTCAGGACGTTGCCAGAAGCATATGATTTTCTTGGGTAATACTAATATGGATCTTCGCACAGACTCCGAAGTTCACTATCTTTACATTGAAGGAACATCAAACGTTTCCACGAGGCAGTTCCAAGAGATTTACCGGAATGTCTACCAGGTGGATCTGGTTTATGCCGAGGCGACGGTTTTCACCGGCAGCAACTCGATTGTCTATGACATTGAGGAACTCCGTTCACCTTTCACCGACAGTGCCGTGACGGCAGGTGCAGACAGCTCAAAGATTCGGGGGTTCTTTGCCACCATTCCTCCCAACGGCGTGGCGGCTGGTTCAGTTCGATACTTTCAAGAGAATACCGATTTCAAGTACAGTGTTCAGTACAAGAACCCAGTGAGTTTCGATAAACTCAATATTCGCGTATTGGACAGTGCGGGTTCGCTTGGAACGGCAGCGGGTCACAGGATTCTATTGAGGGTCCACATGGGGAATCCCAACATAAAACCTCAGATGCCCGTGGATTGGCGGGAAGAAAACAATCAACTCTTCGAAGAAACCATGGGCTTAGGAATGCTTGGGAACTAAAACGATCGGACGCGGTTTGGAAGCCTTCTGACGAAGATTGGGTGCCACGTCGTCCTTACGGAACTTGCTCGTCACCTTGAGCATGAATGAATTCTCGTTCAGTCCCTGGAAATTGATGGGCGTTCCATCAGTCTTCCTCCATCTCACAGTAACCCTGGACAACTGCGAAATAGGAGGGTAATAATCCATTGCATAGATGTAGTCACTCGTCTCGGAAAAGTGCTTGATGGCACCCGAACTGACGTCCAAGACGATGGGTCCGAAATTGTTCTGAGAAGCCGATGTGCTGAATGAGTTGGTCTCAATCTTTTGCGCCTGCTGCATGCGATTCGTGTTTAGTTCGGCGACATCCAAAAAGACATAGTTGTCGGCCGTGAGATTCACCAACTGGTCGGACTTTAGGAATGTTGTGTTCTGGTAACGGTCGTTGTTGGCGTAGAGATTGAACGTCGTGGGTGGCGTCTGGTTTGCCACCGAAGCGGAAGTCCCGGGCGACGTGCTCGTGAATCCCATAAGGGTTGCCAGTGTTGAAGACAAGGTCGGTGTGAAGTTTCCGTTGGGATCGGCGGTGGGTCGAGAAAGTAGATACTTTCCTTCATTGGACAGGTAGGTCACAGACACGTTCGTCACCGGTTCGATGGCATTCTGCACCTCGGCCGCCAGACCACTGGCCGAATAGAACCCGTTTGGCAGCGAAAAGGTACTTCCATCCAACGTGATTGCGTTAGTCCCATCTGGAAGATTCTGAATGACGTTCGGCACGGAAGCCTGAACCAATTCCACTCGCGTGACATCATGAATGGGATTGGTCAGATGCATGGTGTAAGAATTACCCGAGGGATACAAGGTCGTGTCCCTGAGATTAGAATTGACCACGAGGTAATGCGTCTCCATGTTATTACTATTTAATCAGATTTTACTTGTACTTAAAAAGCGTGTCCCAACCATGTGGCAGCGCCCCTGGAACGTGGGTCAGGATCCAAATGATGAAGTAGACGAACCATATGACCAGGGCCAATGAATTAATAGCACCTTCGCCTGATTTTGCATATACGTCTGAACTCAATCCGGTTTTCATCACAACTTTTTTTACTTCTTCAATGGACAAATTATATTCTTTACCGATTCTTTTTAATGCATCATCAGAACTTGGCAAACACAACGCCATGGCAGTTCCTGCTATGATGCCTATGTAAGCCGATTGTCCCACCATCCACGGCTCCTTTTTGTTTTGGTTGTCTCGAACCAGGATTGAATATACCGAACTTGATACAATGAATGAAGTCAGAATATTAATCCCCACATTCTTTCCAATTGCCATCGCTGGAATTATGGAGACCAACAAAGTCACTAGACCGCCGGTCGGCGTCCACCATCCAAGCGCGGTACCATAATTTACGAAGAATGCCAGACAAATCGCAGTCATGATTACCCCGAGACCGAGACCGGCTATGATACCACCTCCTGCTGCCAACGAAAAGTTCCCAAACCCTGAAAACGTTCTAGAACCTACATAGAAAAGTGCTCCCGCGGCTATATAACTGCCCAAGGTACCAATAATCAAGCTAGTCAGAAACGCAGCATATCTTTGATCTTTATTCTTGGGATTCGCGACATTTTCATCAATATACGACAAACCGAAAATAATTGCAGCAAAGAATATTCCAACAAAGGGTGGAAAGCCTAATACTGCAGTGGGAAATGAAAAACCCAAGGTCATCATAATCAAATCTGCCCAAGACAAATAATTCTTAAGGGGGTCCTGACCCATATCTAATATCAGGGACTAAAAATATTTTCATATAGTAGATAATGCAAGTCATTTACTTAACAATTTTGACAACCGTGCTTTCGTTCGTGTATATGTTTATTCGTAACATCTCCTCGAAGTTCATGGACACGGTCATATTGCCCATCCTGGTGTGGTCGACCAGTTTGACTGCTTTGAGCACCGTCGTGTTCATCTCGCGATTCGGTATCGTACCGGGAATCTTTATGATAATATTTTTATGGAAAATTATCTATTCATGGCTTTCTTATGTATCCGATAAGACAGGAAACAAGAAACTGAAAAACTCTCTGGACAATTTCGACATGATTCTCAAATCCCCTTTCGTTGCCATGACCAATCTCTGGGATACCCTTATCAATGCACTTGCATCTGCAACCCAAATCGTGACGGAAAGTTGGGGTTTTATTGTGAAATCTTACAAAGAAGTCATTAATTTTATACCCGTAGCATGGAATGAAATGAATGCCGCAGCCGTGGCACTTTATTATACACTCATAGACGCATTTAAGAAATTGTGGGATCAAAATATTAAATTATTGAGATTGATAGTGTCCATGGGAGGAACCATAGACGAAGACATAACACCTCCACTCCCAGAACAATTTGTGAAAACCGAATACCCTCAATCGACTTCTACACAGGTCTCGGTCGGGCAAACGTTTGAACAACAGGCAGCATCCATCGTTTCAGCCGCAAGTTTTTTTAGATGATGATATTAGTATGTCTGACCAAATATATTATCTTATACCACTTTTTATTGTTATTTTGTTAGGATGGGTGACTGGTTTAAGTGTCACTATATTGGCATTACTTTATTACCCAGTCACGAGAATTATATTAATAAGGTCAAACAAGAGCACAAAGAAACTTGATGACTTTTATCTAATATTGCCAAGACTGTTTGGCAAAATTGGAGACCTTGTGAAATTCGTTGTCAATTGGCTCATCATGCCTCCTATCAATTTTATTACATGGATCCCAAGAACGATATTGAAAATTGTGAGATTTCTGATAAAGGTATTTTCTTACCTCTTGGTCAACGTTCCGAAATACTTGTTGAAATTGTTTATCGATGTGGTCTATAATCTTATCATAGCACCCATCAAGTGGTTAACTAACTATTATATCAAGTTAACAGACTGGTTCGCCAGTGGAGATGCAAGTGATTACTTCAGCATGGTGATAGTAAATTTTTATGAATTTTATTTCTTTCAGTGGCAAGAGATATTGAACACCATCATCAAAAATAGTTTTAGTGTATTCAAGATACCACCCATAAAATCAATTAAATTAGATGAAAGTGCATTTATACTGAAAGATTTTTTCTAAAAAATAATATTCAATGTTTTTAGATGGACATACTAGATTGGTTTCTTCACTTTGATCAAAAATTGCTCATTATACCACTTGCAGTTGCCAATTTTTTAAATTGGATACGCATGGCATTATTGAATGTCGTGAATAATGCCAGCGAGGCCATTGATAATTTCTTCAATCTTGTGGGCAACAACATAATTTCAAAAGGAGGCTCACTAAAAAATTACGTAAACAATATAACTAAAAATATAAATAAGACGGCACAATGGGTGAAAGAAATAAGCGGAAAGACTATAATTTATTTCCTTGAACTATTCGCCTATAACCCTGTCAAGTGGCTAATTGAATTTGGAGTAGCCTTGATTATGCTTTCGGTGGAAATTGTGGTGGATATAGGCAAGACCCTTTTTGAATACGTTACAAATAGAGTACCGGCTACCATAATTGATGCCATATTCGGCATACCCGGACTCGACAAAATTCCCGGAGTAGGGGCACTTAAGGATGCATTGAAAAGTGTGATAAACAATCTTTTCAAAATGCCTCCCGAGATCGTTTCTCCGGAACTCAATATTGCCGATGCAATTGGAGGCGCTGTAAGTTCAATAGCAAGAAGTGCAGCAGATGCGGCATGGAATGCAGCCAAGAGTATTTTTGGTTAAGGCTTCCACGCAAGGAACCAAGGCAGGATCATCAACCCCAATGCCAAGATCACGAGGTCAATTTTAAGCACCTTGTTCTTGATATCGGGACACCAGTTCTTGTACTTCTGGATCTGCTCGCTGTCCTTGGGCTTGGCCCACCAGTAGAACAAAGCCAGGTAGGTCGGTCCGAGATTGCGCTGACACTGATACCAGTGATCATACCACGCCAATACGATGTACGGGAAGTACAAAAGACTCAACAACACCCACTTATTCTTTGGAGGAAGATACCAATATCCACCCGCCAACGCCAACGTAAACCAGATACACTTCCAGTTCGCCACCGGTTGCGTCTTGTCACATTCCTTGTGATCGTGCTCTGCCATTTATAATACGACCATATAATAATATGCTCATTCAAGGCAAAATACCAGAGTCCCATGAAATGACCGTCCTTAGAAACCACTACAAGAGCAACGGGAAAACCACAGACCACGAATGGATCGATGAAATCAAAGACCCTGCCATAAAGAATGCAATCGACACGCTCAGAAATTCCCCGGTAATTCGTGAAACCATATTGAAAAACTATCCAGGTTGGTCCATACGACCCGTTCCATCAACCGATGAAGTGTTTGTAAGTGTGTCGCCCGTGGACGCCAAGGCGAGCGACCGAGTGCTTGTGGACTGTCACTATGATTCACCCATGAAGTTTATTGAGGGTCCGAGCAGGTTCGTCAGAGTGATTTTGGCACTGAACGACAACTCGTCCGTCTTCACGCAGGTCGGGGACAAGACCAGCACATTGTCCACAGGAGATTTCAACGGAATCGAATACAACAGAGACTATCATTGTGTCCGTGGAACCATCCCGAGCGGAAAGACACGTCTCATGCTGAAAATACATTTCATCGTGATTCCGAAAGGAACGCCGGAAATTTTCAACAAGTGGCTTGTGTTTATCAACTGGACATGGGCCAAAGTTTCACGATTCTTCATGAATTTCTCACGAAGTCCGTCCAACCCCCTTGAATATTTGATTGCGTATCTTATTCGATTTGTAACATTTATCTATGCTAAAATATGGTATTTCATAACTCTGCTCGTTGTTGCGTGGTATTTAAAGGAGAAGATAGTCTATAAATGAAATGACAACTTGCTCAAAATTAGAAGATAAGCCTCGTGTCGTGTTAAAAGGTTGTCATGCTAAAAATGTAGAAGGAACTAAAGATAAATCTTCCAAAGATTTCGTCCCTGGACCAAAGAAACAAGCGTTTTGTAAAATTCACAATATTAAGAGGTTTGGCAAGTGTTCAAATATGCGATGCACAAAGTCTGCATGTGTTACTGCGCATATTCGCTTATTTGGAGATAAAAATGTATATGTTACTCCATTATGCTCATCATGTAATAATCATAACAACAAGATATGGTTTCCCTTAGAAACATATGCGCGAGTCATCAAATTGATACGTGTGCGAACTGTTTTTATTAATAACCCAGTACTTAATAAAAGTGTAGATCATATACTTAAAGAAAAGAATCTATAAATGAATACCAAAAACATGAATACCTTAGTTGTTCAGAAGATGCATTCTGATGCTATGTTACCGACCCGGGGCACAGAACTTTCTGCGGGCTATGATCTCTATGCCTGCTCGGACTGCGTGGTCCACGAGGGTAAGAGGTTCGTGGTTCCCACGGGGATTCGAGTCAAGATTCCCGAGGGGTGCTACGCCCGCATCGCCAGTCGCTCGGGACTGACCGTAAAGCACGGAATCGAGGTGGGTGCCGGTGTCATCGATCGGGACTACGAGGGTGAACTTCGGGTCGTCTTGTTCAACCACGGGAACCGACCGTTTCACATTAAGCAGGGTTATCGCATCGCCCAGTTGATTCTGGAGCGTTATGAGCATTGTGACCTTGTCGAGGATCCGGAGCTGTATCCACAAATTCCCATTCAGGATAATCCTGTGGCTCCCGACCCGTCAGAAATCCCAGACCATCAGTTCAAACCAGACCTCATTGATCACGCTAGGAATCAAGGTCTAGGACCTAGGAGTGTGGGTGGTTTTGGTTCCACTGGGGTTTAAACAAAAAACACTATATTAGTTAAATGACGTTCTTTCCGGCTCTTTATGGCAAAGATGCCAAGGGAAAGACTCGCATTTGGCAAGTCGAGGTCGTCAATGGAATGATTAGACGAACCACAGGTCTTATCGATGGAAAAAGATCTGTGACGGAACGCCCTCCAGATGCCAAACGCAAGACTCCCATCGAGGAGCAAGCCGCCCAGATGTGGAGAAAACAGGTCAAGTTGGGGTACATGGACAACGAACAAGCGAGACCCGAGTATGTCCTCAGACCCATGCTTCTCTACTCGTTCAGTTCGAGATCCTATGGGATTGATGGTGACATTCGCTTTCAGCCCAAGTTGGATGGTGTCAGGATGCTCGGTGGCTTCTCGGGAGGTGGACTCTTACTCCAGTCCAGGAATGAACAGAGGATTGAACATTTGACCCACCTGGAAAAGGTCTTGGAAGGGAAGTTGGAGGAGGGTGAGTTTTTGGACGGTGAACTCTTCTGCAAGGACTTGGATTTTGAACAGATCACCAGTGCCGCTCGGGGTTCAGAAAGTCCGTACGCACCCAAGCTGGAATTTCACTGCTTTGACTACTTTCGTCTCAGTCAGTTGGAGATGCCCTTCATGGAACGCTACGAGAGGCTCAAGGAAATCATCAAGTCAATCAACCACCCCATGATCAAGATCGTTCCAGCCTATCATGGGACTGCCAAAGACGCAGACAAGTATCACGACAAGTTTGTGGCAGAGGGTCACGAGGGTGTAGTGATTCGCGTGGCCGAAAGTCCATACCTCCTGAATCGCCGGTCATCTCAGTGCATCAAGTACAAGAAGATGATGACAGAGGAATTTGAAATCGTGGGCGCCGAGGAGGCAGAAGGCAAGGACCGTGGAACACCCATCTGGATCTGCGAGACCAAGGACGGAGACACGTTCAAGGCTCGACCCAAGGGGACCATGGAGAGCCGAAGGGAGCTGTGGAAGAACCGAGGCAAATTGATGGGCGAGATGCTCACGGTTCAATTTCAGGGTCTCACCCAAGATGGAGTTCCACGCTTCCCCGTGGCACTCGCCGTAAGAAATTATGAGTAATATTAATATAATGGTTTCACCAGAACAATTACATAGTCTCAGATTGTCACGACCAAACCTCATGTTGATTCACGTAGGTTCACAGACACATTTTCAGAATTGTAGGCTTCCGAATTCTATCAACTTTCCCATGACGGAGTTTGATCGCATCAATGCTGTTCTTGCTGGCGAAAATGACCCCCAGCGGATCGAAAAGAGATCCTACGAGGAAAGGGTGCTTCGGGAACGATCCGACCGCCTGTTATTGGCGCGGGCCAGGGTGATCACGGCAACCGACGATGCCAATAGTGCTCGGATAGCAGAGAATAGTGCTAGGATTGCTTTTGAACAAGTGAGACCGTTGAGAAACATCGAGGCCATGGAATTTGCCGAGAAGTCCAAGAAATTTGAAGACGCAACCAAGTTGAAGATCATCAAAGAGACCGATTTGGATAGGGCCGTCAGGATGTACGACGCCGAGGTCGCCAGACAGAATCAACCCATCGTGATGCCGACAATGAAGCCCGACGATCCAAGTGAACCACCCAAGAAAGTTGAAAAGGTAACTTACTTGGATGTGGAAAAGCGAGGGGAAGGGCTTTTCTCTGGAACGGGTCGAACATTTCCCGGGTTCGACCAAGCCATCGTACTCTACGGAAACAACAAGGAGTCACTGGTTGCCAAGATGGCCAATGTCCATATGAACGAATATGGTTTTACTAACATATTTGTCCTCGAAGATGGTCTGGAAGGATGGAGAGACAAGGGTCTTCCGGTTGAGGGTGATTGCGATGTGATGTTAATTAGAGAATACATTCGATAGTAGTATAAATGTCAGAAATCCGTGTTGAGAAGCATGGGTTCGTACGTCTTGTCGATACAATGCCGAGGGAGGATCTTGATCACGCCATAGTGCAAGCCGCCCGCGTTTCGTATGGAGAAGGCACCAAGAGTGTTCGGAGTGATCGTGGACTGATTCGCTACCTTCTCCGTCACGCCCACACGACCCCGTTTGAGATGGTCGACTTCAAGTTTCACATCAAGATGCCCATCTTTCTGGCCCGGCAGCACATGCGTCACCGGACCGCCAGCATCAACGAGATTTCGGGTCGCTACTCACAGTTGCCCGAAGAGTTCCACATTCCTGCAGAGTTCCGTGGCCAGTCCAAGGTGAACCACCAAGGTTCCGATGGAGTACTGGATTCGCCCGAGTCCATGGTGCTTTTGAGGGACCAGAAGGCTTCGTGCGAACAGGCATTTGAGGTCTATCAAAGACTCTTGAACCACGGGGTTGCCCGAGAGACGGCGCGGGAACACCTGCCTCTGTCGACCTACACCGAGTTCTATTGGAAGATCAATCTTCACAATCTTCTTCACTATCTGCGTCTCAGGATGGACAGTCATGCCCAACCGGAGATTCAGTTGTATGCCAAGGCGATGTACGACCTGGTGAAGCCACTGATTCCAGCGGTCGCCGAGGCCTATGAGGACTACATTCTCGGATCTGTGACCCTTTCTAGATTGGACCTTGTGAAAATAAAGCAAAATCTTCTTGAGGGGGCGCATGAACCCTACCCTTCACAGAGTGAGGAACTAGAGTTTTTAGAGAAGCTCCGTGTTCTTGGGGTCGTCTAGACTTGTTCGGTGGCTTGTATCGCTCTCCGGGACCAAGTTCGCGAGGTTCGTAGGTCTTGGGCGGAGGAATGACCGGTTTTGGTTTGGGTTCTTTGGTCGTCGCAACCTCTTCAACTGTTTCCTTTTCCTGTGAAGAGGCTGAAATAATCGTCTGAATCTTTTTCCATGTTTCTTCATCAAGTTCTCCACCACCCAATTCATCTTCGCGGAATCCGTAAGAAAGGTAGATCGCCAAGCGTTCTTCATACGTCTTTCCTTCGAGTTCCACTATGAGCTGCTGACACTGTTTATTTGTTATGACATGGTGTTTGTGCAGAGCCATTCCACACCCTTCCACCGGACAGGGTGGATAATATCGTCTTGCATTAATATCACAACGTTTGTGACATATTTCATCTCTGTCACTCAAATGGACATCAAGTTTATCAAGTATAATTCTATTACATATTGAACATTTTGTAAATGGAACGAGGTTTAGACGACATTCTTGATGAACGTGATGACCGCATCGGACATTGGCTTTACAGACAAAAGGAATATCTTCGCCACAGATACTACACATTCTAATTATCTTCCACATCTCTTCTTTAACGCTTCATCACAGTACCACACATCCTGCAGGTGATAAACAAGGTCATTGGCTCATCTGCGGAACGCGTCTGTTTCTCCACGTAGGTGGTTTTCATTGACTTGCACTTGCCACACTTGAACATCCCGTCCTCGTATTCCTCGGGCCTCTTCTCGACCACCTCCTTCTTGGGTTCCTGATACCAAAGATCCCATATCTCCTTTGAGTCAAAGGTGTTTGGTTTGAGTTCACCACTCTTGATTCTGTCCAGGAACTTTGACTTGTCGTTGTTGCGGATCGCGTAGATCAGTGATCTCATCCGGTTCGCGTAGAGGCGTTTGAAATCTGGATTCTTCCAGTTTGCTCGCGTGTCTCTCTCGCTGATGACCGTGGCGTTTTTGAAAGGTTTTGGCACCTCGACCATGTAGTCGCTCAGGTTCGATGAAATGTGTTCCGATATCTTGGCATGCTCGGCTTTGAGTTCGTCGTTCGCATGTTTCTTGTCCAAGACTGATGCCCTTTCAGCGCGCACCCAACACTCTTTGGAGTTGATGAAGATGTCTCGCTGTATCTGGACCAGTTTGGTCATCGTGTCCCTACGAACTTGTGTGAGTTTCTCGTGTATCTTTTCCATCTTGCCAAAACGACGCATGTTCAGAAGGTGTAAAAGTCTCTTGAGAATGCGCTTCCTCTTGGGGATGTCAGGAAGGTCAAGGTATTCTTCTTCCTGGCCTATGAAGACCTTGGGCTTGAAGGAAGGTCGACGAATGAAGTAGCGTTCAAGTTTTTGATTGATCATTGACAGACCCTTCATCTCATTTTCCATCTCGTCAATGTCTTTCTTGACCAAAGTAAGAAGTCGCTTGAGTTTTGCCTGGTCCAGTAGTCTTTTGCTGACCTTTTTGATAGGTGGCACAAATGTTTCACCAACCATCTTGTCCCTGATAGCCAAAAGGCGTTCCTGCTTCTCCACCAGTGGTGTCTTGCGCTTGACCACTCCACTTTCAGTGACGTCAAATATGTAGTTCCTCTTGGCGAGATATTCCATCCAGACCTTTGAGTTGAACTTTTGCAGCTCCTTCTTGTTTTCGTTTATTTCCCCTGGTTTCATTTGCTTGATGCACCAGTTCTTGGCGCCCTTGCTGAGATGAGTGGCCAGCGCATCCGCCTTGCTCTCGCTCACCAATCCAGAGTTGACGAGCGCGTTCGTAACGAGTGCGATTGATTTGGTCTCCATTGTGTCGGATGTCCATTCGGACATCGTCCTGACCCTGAATAATTATTTCAACTTCTTCACCTGGAGGGCTTGAGAGTTCCTATTGCGCCTGACATCATTGGGATCCTGACCAGGTTTGGTGGCGCCTCCTGCTTTTTTATAGGTCTTCTGATGGAGGCTCCAGAATTGTGCAGAGCCGACCCTAAAGTTCTGATGGATCTTTGCCTTGTACCAGAACACACAGTCCTCGATCCGATTGGACTTGCTGGTGTTGTCCAGAACCAGTACCTCGTAATTTTCGGTGCACGCCGTCATCACCTGGTTGAACATATCGAAGTTGGGGAAGATACCAAAGAACGCCTTGTACAACTTTTCTCTGTTCTGGATCACATTCTCTCGCGCGATGAATACGTAATCCACATTGGCTCTAAGATCCGGACTGAGGTCCATGCAGTATTGCATCGTCAACATGAAAAAGATCTTCCAGTGACGACCGTTCATGAAGCACTGGCGAATGCATGCGTCCTTGAGAAATCGTCGATCGTACATGCAATCGTCCATAAGAATGAAAGCACCAATGTCCCTGGATGTCAGTTCCTTCTTTCCTGGTGGCGGCTTCATATTCACCATTTTCCTCTGCCTGTCAATGACCCTCTCTATGATGTCCTTGTCGTACTCACCGTAGATGAACAAGTCCGGAATAAATTGCTGATACCAGTGGTTGCCTTCCTCGGTCGCCGACATCACCACGCCCGCCGGAAGATGCTTTTTGTGATAGAGGATGTCCGTCACTAACGTCGATTTCCCTGTGCCTCGCTTTCCTATGAATACACAAACCTTGTCGTCACCCATTGAAGCGGGATTGAATTTTTTGAGTTGAATGTTCATGTCTATTAGTCGTATGTATTTTTTCAATTCTTTTTTTGACACATCATAATAGTATGCGGCTTGCCGTCACAGGATACCAAGACACTTTTCTGAGCGGAGACCCACAAAAGAGTTTCTATCAAAAGGTGTTTACGAAACGTGCCGGATACACGACCGAGAACCTTCGTCTGGCATTTGATTCCGAGATCAAGTTCGGAAATCAGTTCGTGTGTACCATAGACAACGACACATGTGATATCATCACGGGATTCTTTTTAAATTTTACGTATCAGAATACAGAAAGTGTTCCACAGGACGCCGGACATGCTTACATAGAGAGAGCCGACATCCTAGTGGGAGGACAGACGATTGTAAGCATGACCGGTGAATTCATGGCGATTATCTCAGATCTCACGGACAATCAAAGAACGCGAGATAGCAATGACGTCCTATTGGCTCGGAATGTGAATCCATCGGCTTATGGAACCAGTTCACCCACTCAGAATTTTATTGTAGAATTGCCGTTCTTTGGCACTGAATATGCAAACTCCTTCCCTTTGTTGGCCCTGAACCGACACACCATTCAAGTTAGAATAATTCTCAGAACACAAGCCGAACTCGGTAGCGTTCCTCTGCCATCTGTAGAATTGAATCTACAAGCAGTATATCTGAGCGATGAACACCGACAATTCTTCCTTGGAAAACAATTGGATTACGTTATAAAACAAACACAACTCGCCCGAGTCACCGTGGGTGATCTCAATCAGATGCGATTCAAAACCGAATTTGAAAATCCCGTCAAAGAATTCATCTTGGTCGTGCAAAATGACTCGGGAACCGACGGCGTTTTCGACTATTCTTCTCACGAATCCGCCAACTACTCGAGTTACTCAAACGACCAGGTGACGCGTTGGAGATTGTTCTTGAATGGTCAAGTTTATTTCAACTTGGATCAAATGACCATGAGAGCCGTTCAACCCTATGAATACTATATCCAGACGCCAAGCTACAAGGTGAACGTATTCAACGTGGGACAAAATTCTGGAGTGTTTCCTTCCGGAACGGTCAACATGAGCCGAATTTCCAGTCAGATTTTCGAACTATCTCTGGTCAATAATAGCATATCACGTAAAGCAAGACTCTACGCGGTAAACTTTAACGTCTTCCGCTGCCAAGGCGGACTCGGTGGAACTATTTTCGTCTAGTCAAGCTTGATCTCGCGACGCTTTTTGTCCGAGGTTCGCATCTTGAAGAACAGACGAAGCACGCCATCTACGTAACTCGCCTTGTAACCCTCATCCGATACATCCACGTAACTGGGCAAATCGAATGAGGTACTCTTGTTCTCACCGTATGCCACTGTCACTTCGTGGTCATCAGAAGAAAGTGTGATATGGATGTTGTCCTTGCCCACTCCGGGCAGGTGCATCTCAATCTCAAAACCTTCATCCGTTGTATGGGTACGCTTGTATAGATATCTGTCAGCCAATTTATTATTAAACTGCTTCTCCATGTTGGGAAGCTCATTCAGAACCTTGGACGTGGTGTCCAGAAGGTCATAAAGATCGCCATGCCGAAGAAAAGGTAAAAAAGCCATTGTACTTTATCTTGGAATCTTTTCTTTAATTATTTTCCAGTCCTCCCAGTTGGGGGATCTCGTGTCTGCCACACAAACCTCCGCAATCAACCGCATCGGGGTGGGATACACTGAATATACTTTGTCGTAGGGAAAGAATGAATACATGTGACTCAGGTGAGGCGTGTGCTTGATGTCTAAATCTTCCACCTCGCACTCCCAGCCAAGTGCATGCAGAGGATCGATCACATATTGCTTTTCAATCTTTCCGTATTGTTTGAAATCCATAACATTGTATAATCTCCCAAGATTGTCTGGATCAGGTACGGTCGCATGATTGGTCGATATGGTGATGTGGGGGATGTGTCTAAACTTGTAGACCCTGGTCAGAAGACGATGATTCAGTGGCACAAGCCAGACAGAATAACCATACATTACTATATATGAAGGATCTTTCTTTAAGTCAGAAGGTGGGCGTGGCCATCGCTGTTGCTCCGACCGTATTGATGTTCGGACCCATTCCGATCATCCTGGCTTCAGGGGATTTCTTCATGCGTCAAATAATTAAACATAAACTCCAAGATAACAGTGTGAAGTTCAAGCCCAGGTAGCCTCTTTCCGAGTGGATTGCCTGGGTGATTTCACATTGTTCTCCGGTAGCTCAGTTGGATAGAAGCGTGGGACTGTTAATCCCAAGGTCGTGGGTTCGAGCCCCACCCAGAGAAAATTTTTGTTGATCTGTAAAAAATTACTTGTCAACAAAGTACCTGCGGGCCAGATAGAAACCGACCGCGACGATGAGACCGCTGACAGCCAGACCGGCCATGCTGCGAGATCCATCCTTGGACATAAAGTTGGGGATGTAGACAGCCAGCTTTGCCTGGACCTCGGGGTAGAAAACCAGACCGACCAGGACAGCCACAATCACAGCCTCGTACTGCTCCTTGGTCAGACCAAGAGGATACTTCTTCTCCTCAACCACCGGAACGGGAGCCGGAGCGGGTGCCGGGGGAGGCGTGGCGGGAGGCGCCTGCTGCTGAGCCATGAGCATCTCATGGGGAGCCACGGACGCCTGAGGAGGGATCACTGTGTGCATGTCACCTGACATCATATTGTTCATAGGCTCCTCATATTCGAGATCCGAGATGGGAGTGGAAAATGCCATACTGCTCATCTGCATCGGTTTATCTTGCTGTTGAGCGTCATTATTTTTTCGCTCCAAAGCAGTCCTTTGTGCTTCGTACCCAGTATCCCTCTCGGTCTGAGAACCAGGCTTCGGAACATTAAGACCTGTACCACCACCGTTGTCTGGGATGCTCGGACTGTAGGTCAGAGGTGTTCCACCCCCTCCGCCGGAATTCAAGTCATACATTTCCATTTCTATTAATGAAAAACAATCATTTGAGAGCACGTTGACGCATCTTATCCAGGGCACGTGCCTCAAACCTCTTTACCTGTATCTTTGATAGACGCAACATCGTGGAAACGTCCTTCAAACTCATTTTGTTGAAATACAGCTGCGTGATGACTTCCATCTCATTGTAACTGAGACACTCCATAAGATATCCAAGATCATCTTCCTCTACATCCATGTGACACACCTCGGCGACAGGAAGATAATCCATGGCTTTTTGTGTTTTTTTCACGTATCTGGACATATATGACTTTATCCACGGATAGGCGTAGGTTGACAACTTGGTTCCCCTGGCCGGGTCGTACTTCACTATTGCCTTATGAAGACCAATTGTTCCTTCCTGAACGAGATCATTTCTAGAAATACCAGGTCGCTGGTATCTGTAGGAAAGTTTGTGAACCAATCCGAGGTTCTGATGAACAACGTCAGTAGTGGTCTTCATCTTTTTCTAGTTTCCGCCCTTTTTCTTTAAACGAAGATCGCTCGAGTGACCACACCCGCGCTTGCGGCAGTTGGTTGCCTTGGGTGGAAGGCGGGCATAGCACCTACGACACACCTTCTTATCACAGTTATCATGAGGTCATCCCACCGCGCAGACGAAGCACCAGGTGGAGCGTGGACTCCTTCTGGATGTTATAATCCGAAAGGGTCCGCCCGTCCTCCAACTGCTTCCCTGCGAAGATCAACCGCTGCTGATCCGGCGGAATGCCTTCCTTGTCTTGAATCTTTGCCTTCACGTTGTCAATGGAATCCGATGAATCAACCTCTAGCGTAATAGTTTTGCCTGTGAGTGTCTTCACGAAGATCTGCATTCTTAATATTAATCTCCAGAATTATAAATGATTGGCGTCGTCGCTTTAACTACCTTTTTGGTATTCTTCATTGAAGGGCTCGTGCATTACAACATTGGTAAGAACAAACTGACCAAGTTGCAGTTTCCACAGGGTCGGGAAATCTTCCAGTGGATCTTCACGCTGACCTTCTTCAGTCTGCTGAACGGCGTCCTGGCATCCTACGCCGAGGAGGTCGTGTAACGTGAACTTCGCATAAGTTTCCATAGTATGATGACCAATATGGTGATGGTAATCATATGAATGATTGCCGTACAAGTTAAATAGTAGGTCAGATGTAATCTGAGTGGTTTCCACAGACGCGTGTGTATGTCTGGGTGACTGAAAATCATTTCTAGCGCTTGAGTAGTTAAATCCTGTTCCTCTTCCTTGCTCATGGACAAGTTTCTTAAAACCAAAAAAGATAATATCTTTGACAAATGCGAGCCAGGCAAACTATTTCTAGTCAAGGGCTGGTCCACGGCACAAATATGCAAGACCATTGGTGCGTCGGCGGTCTATGTGGGGACCGACACCCTGCGTTCCCAGAATGTCACCCAAAACTTTTTCGGGTTCATCGGTTTCAGCAAGGCCGACATTGTCACGGATGATTCATCTATGATCAAAAATGAGTTGCCAGGTTGGAGGTGGATCCAACAGAATCGCATCAAGATTCACTCCAGAATCTTTATACCTTGCGAAAACAACTTGGACACCATTCAAATTCAGGACAAAACCTTGGAACCGGAAAATAACAAAGAGGTCGTGGAAACAATTCACCAACGAGACCTGTTCAAAACCACCAAGGAAATCATGGACGATGTTCTAACCACCAAGGGCAAGTTCAATGTCAGTGACATTCTAGGAATGCACATGGACGAACCTGGAAATCGAATGGGCATTGTCCAGGAAAATTACATCCAGGCCAAAGGAATCACCATGGATGAAGTGTCCGTGATCGCAGACCACCTCGTCGATGCGGATTACTGGGATAACATGATGTATTCAACTATGTATAATGAACAAATACACGAACAATTTGTTTTGTCTGCGGTGATAAATCCATGCGCCATCATTCAAAATCGCATCCCAGTAAACAATATGGCGGCAGCCAGAGTGTGGACCAAGGACTTCAATATGCGTCTAAAGAAATCATTGGAAAAACATTGGGTTCGTTCTGATCCAGATACTATGCAAGTTCTACGTCACAAACCCGAACTCATACCTGAATACTGTACAAACTCGAGCGGCATCCATTTCATCAATCAGACATCCATGGGTCTCAAAATCAAAAATGATGTCTTGAAGTCCATCAAAGGTGTGTTAAAGGAGAGAGAGCAAGACTTTTTATAACAAGCAACATGAGGCGCCCCTACGCCAGAGATGACGAGTCCGACGATGGAAGCGATGCGGGCGTTGGTGGCGATAACTACAACATTGACACCATAGGAAATGATATCATTTTTTCAGGCGAAATCTCCGATGAATCCATGCACGATCTAATTGTTCAGGTCAAGACTCTTGAAAAGAGACTCCTTGGTGTCAGGGAGTATAAACCTAAGATTATGCTTTATGTTAGGAGCGATGGTGGCGACTTTTTTGCAGGTCTGAGCTGTATGGATCACCTCAGAAGACTCAAAGTCAAGTTGGTGACCATTGCCGATGGATTTTGTGCCAGCGCAGCCACCTTCGTTTTGATGGGTTCCAAGCATCGCAGGATTATGCCCCATGCCCACCTGCTCATCCACCAACTTTCCACAGGAGCGATGGGCAAGTATGAAGAACTCAAGGACGAGATCAAGAATTGTGACAAACTCATGGAGACCCTCCGCAAGATCTATACCCAGTATACACAAATCCCAGAAGACAAGTTGAACAAGTTGCTCA